GATGTCGGCCCCAATGGCGTGCCTACCGAGGTGACTTGGAATGGGTACGGTGCTTCCAATGGCGATACCTACCGAGTTTACTTCTACAATTGGACGGACGCGGCTTGGGATCAAGTCGGCACAATCACCGGTCAGAACAACACGAACATCGGAGAGTCCGGTTACATCGCAACCGTGCAGCACGTAGGCTCTGGTGCCGACGACGGCACCGTTCGATTCCGTATTGAGTCAACTGACGGAACAGAGATTCACACTGATCGTATCCTCTGTAAGTACACAATCATCCCAGATAGCACTGGGTACGAAGGTGGTGCAGTTTGGGTCGACGAAACAGCCGGAACATCCACAGGTACGACACCAGGGGTGGATGCTTTAGTCACGAACCGATCCGACGACTTCGATAACGCACAAACCATTGCAGACGCATTAGGTTACAACCACATTATGATTACGGCAGGCACGTCCGTGACATTAAGTGCAGCCCTCGACGGGTACATCATCGGAGATTATGAATCCAATTACTCCTTAGACCTTGGTAGTCAAAGTATTACTGGCACCAACATCGTTGGTTGCAGTTTGAGTGGGGTTGCATCTGGCTCGAATGTTCGGATTCAACGTAGTGTTGTCAACACGGCGACGATTCCACCTGGGGCAATCGCCGAGTGTGCTATCAATGGTCCGTTGACATTGTTGACCGGAGATTACATCGTCTACAGTTGTGTTGCGGGGACGTCGTCCCCAACGATCACGCTTGGTGCCGGTGCCTCCACTATTGCAATCCGAAACTGGTCTGGCCCAATTACTTTGAGCGGTTTGACTGGGTCGAGCACCGTGTTTTTGGACGGAGTGTTCGAGACGATCACCTTGAATGGTGCTTCGGCCACTGTCAACATTTGTGGTTCATACAAAAACTTGGTGAACAACCTGACTGGGACGCCAGACGTAAATGTCGATGGTGCTATCCAAGCAGGTCTCGCTGGGTATGAAGGTGGTGCAGTGTGGGTAGATGAAGTTGCAGGAACGTCTTCTGGAACTGTGAGCGGGGTCGATGCCATTGTTACGAGCAGGGCGGACGACTTCGACAACGCACATGCCATTGCGGCATCTCTGAACTTCAATAACATCCGAGTCCAGAACGACAACACGATTACCTTGAGTGCTACAATCAATAACTTCATCGTGGGCTCATTTGATTCCGCATGGAATTTGGCCCTTGGTGGTCAAGACATTACGGACACTACATTCCTTGGAGCCCAAGTAAGCGGAATCGGAACAGGCACGTACGCCACGTTCGGTCGATGCCTGATGACTGCTTGCACGGTTCCACCAGGAGTCATTAGTGAGGGAGTTGTCGCAGCCACTGTGACTTTGGGTTCAGCGGGTTCCTTGTTCGTTATAGATTGCAACAACGGTGGTGCAGCAACGTTCGATATGGGTGCGGCAATTGGTACATCGAGCTTGGTTGTGAGGAAGTGGGCTGGCGACATTACGATTAGCAATATCGCTGCTGGTGACACTGTATCCATTGGTGGAACTCTCGGCATTGTTACTCTTAACGGGGCGGACGGGACGGTCGAGATTGAGGGCTCATACGGGAGCCTCGTGAACAATCTAACTGGGTCTCCCACCCTTGTGACAGATGGTGCTTATATTGGTAACGACGTAGGATTAGGAAAAGACCAAGCGACGATTGCGGCTCAAAACGTTCAAAAATAAAGGTACAGATCATGGGCCTAATAGACTTAGCCTACGAGTTTGGCCCATCAGTTGGGATCATCCTGTTCTTCCTCGGTCGCGATGCGGCAAGGGAAGAGAGGATGGAGAAACGGATTGATGACCTAAATAGTTTCATCCAAAATGAACTTATCGAGATTGTGAAGAAATATGGTTCCGACGAATAACCCAGGCTTGCAACGGAGAATCCGAGACGCCTTGTACCGACTCAAGTTGGACTACGGGGTGTTGGCGGACGTCTACAAGTTGATCTCTAGCGAGACCGACTACGACACCGGCACGAAGACAGAGTCCACCACGAAGGTCTCTGTCCGTCGTGCGATCAAGATGCCAGCCTCTACGGCACGAGCAACCTACATCAGTCCGTACTTCACCCAAACGAACAAGCCGTTCATTACGAAGGGCTCTGGTTGGGACGAGGCGACGGACGTGTTCGTGTTTGATGGTCGGGATCTTCGGAACTACGACTTCGCAATCCAGGATTGGATTGTTCACAACCACGTTCGGTACGAGGTCAAGTCATTCGAGGAGTTCGGAGACAAGGCTGGTTGGTTGGTCTTGACAACCTTGGCAATCGGAAGCCCACCTTGTGAGCAACACGACCGTCTTGTCGAACAAGACATTGAAGTGACCGACGCATCAACAGGAACAACATTATGAGCATGAACCCAGGCGTCCCAAAATGGTGCATCGGTTCCATTGCCAAACGATTCAAAGTCCTCACGACGACGCTGTCCATTCCATTGTATGTGGAAGGTTTGGACACGCCCACCGAAGAGGATTACCAAAACACAAACTTGAGTGTCAGAGTGGATGGTCCAACTGTTGTCGAGGGCAGCAACTGGACCACCTACCGGGTAAGCGTCCAAGGATTGGTGACGTTCGTCGGAGACAAAGATGCCTATACATTGCATGACTACGCTGGCAGTGTCGCAGAGGTTCTGCGAGGTGTGATCCCCGTTTACCAGATTCCAGACGACGTCTCCATCCAGGTGGGGTGTTTGGACATTGACCCGAGGTCCGTGGAAAGCGTAAGGCTTGTGAATTTGGGTCGAGTCAGCCAATCCAGTAATGTCCGACAAATTTCGGTTATTGGCGATTTAATCCTCGATCTTAACTAAAAGTGACCTTAATAGGGAGAGACGGGATGCTTCCCGATCTCCATACCAAACCTTTCGGGAGAAACAAACCATGGCAAGAATTCAACTACGAGACACGACTGTCTACCTTGAAGACGGTCTTTCGGGGACCGCCGCAAACAACTTGATCGCGAATGCAGGAGATCTTGATATTGATCTTCTGACTGTCGTTCTCAACTCCACCGACACGGACCTAGTTCCTGTCGGTGCTCGTTTCACCATCGCTGGTGAGACTGGCTCGCCCGTTCACACTGTGACGGCACGAACTCCGACGTCCGCTGGTCCTACGACCAACATCGTCTTCACCCCTGCCTTAGCAACGGGTGGTGTCGCTGACACTGCAGTCGTGACTTTCACCGCTCAACGTTTGACCGTTAAGATCGGTGAGGGTGACCTGACCTGGACCGAGTCTCGCGAAATGATCTATGATCGTGACCGCGACCTTTTGGATACCGTCCGACTCGGCCAAGAGCAACCTGTCTCTGTCGAATTGAACTTCACGTTCGAGTACGTCACGACTGAGAGTGGTCAGTTGATCACGCCTGTCGACGCTCTCAAGCAAATTGGAGAAGCTACCGAGTGGGTCTCCAGTTCGTCTGACTTGTGCGAGCCGTACGCGGTTGACATTTATGTCATCCACGACGTTCCATGTGGAACGGATCAAGACCAAGACTTCCGCTTCGCCGACTTCCGGTGGGAATCCTTGGACTACTCGATCCAAGACGCGACGATCGCTGTCTCCGGACAATGCAACATCGCTAACGTCACGACCACTCGTGCCGCAAGCTTCAGTTAATAGCGAATAGTCTACGAGCCACAAAGAAATTTGTGGCTCGTATTTCGCATCTCAATAACCACAAACCCGAACGGGAATAAAATAATGGCAAGAATTCAACTCCGTGACACCACTGTCTACCTTGAAGACGGTCTGAGTGGCACGGCACTATCGAACGAGACTGGTCTTGCAGTCTTGGACGGAACTCCTGAGTCTACTACGACTCCTGGTGTTCCTGCAACTACTGATGAAGTTCAGGCGATCACTCAGTTCGCAACGAACCCAATCGGCGGAACTTACACACTGACATTCAACATCGCTGGTGGTGAACCTCAGTTTACGACTGCTGCCATCGCATACAATGCGGTTGCCGCGACTGTTGAAACTGCGATCGACGTTGCTGCTACGGCTGCCGGAATCACCAGTTGGACGAACGGCGACATCACTGTTACCGGTGGCGATCTGACGACTGCTGCTTTGACTCTGACGTTCGACGGAACTTCCGTGACGCAAACCGACCAAGGTCAAACTACCATCGACGGCACAGCCTTGATGATCACGAACGCGGTTCTCGATCTTGATATCGACACGGTTGTGTTGAACTCGACAACCACGGACCAAGTTCCTGTCGGTGCTCGGTTCACGCTTCCTGATGAAGTTGATTCTCCGGTTCACACGGTTACTACTCGTACTCCGTCCAGTGGAACAACCACGAACATTGCGTTCACTCCGGTTCTTGCTGGTGGCGGTGCCAACAACGCAGTGATCACGTTCATCGCTCAGCGATTGACTGTCAAGATTGGCGAGGGCGATTTGACCTGGACTGAGTCTCGTGAAATGATCTACGATCGTGACCGCGACTTGCTGGACACTGTCCGACTTGGACAAGAGCAGCCTGTGTCCGTTGAACTCAACTTCACGTTCGAGTACGTCACGACTGAGAGTGGTCAGTTGATCACGCCTGTCGACGCTCTCAAGCAAATTGGAGAGGCTACCGAGTGGGTCTCCAGTTCGTCTGACTTGTGCGAGCCGTACGCGGTTGACATTTATGTCATCCACGACGTCCCGTGCGGAACGGACCAAGACCAAGACTTCCGATTCGCGGACTTCCGCTGGGAGTCTCTGGATTACTCAATCCAAGACGCGACGATCGCTGTCTCTGGACAGTGCAACATCGCCAACGTCACGACCACTCGTGCCGCAAGCTTCAGTTAAAGATGATTTCTGAAAAGGAAACCTTATAGGTTTCATTTTCTGAAACGACTTTCATTTGGGGTTGCCTCTCGTGAGGCAACCCATTTAGTATTCCTTCTTCTAATTGTGGGGACAACGATGAAGATTGGTGGACAAGAAGTATCAGGACCAACCGAAGAGGTATTGGTCCTACCGAGAGTAGGTGGAGACGTAGTCTTCAAGGCTCAAGCGGTATTAGACATGGAACCGTTTTATGCGGCGTGCCCAGCACCGAAGGCTCCTGGTCATTTGACCAAGGACGGCTTCAAACAAAACACGAAGGCTCCAGCGTACCGGGAGCAAATGGGTCGACACGCAACACTGCGTTTCGCTTACATCGTGATCAACTCTCTGATCCCAAGTGATATCGAATGGCAACAGATCGAAGAGGACAAACCTCACACTTGGCTCAAGTGGGAAGACGAACTGAAGGAAGCCGGTTTCAGTAATGTCGAGATTCAACGGATCACGGTTTGTGTGATGCAAGCCAACTCGTTGGACGAAGGCAAACTGAAGGCAGCCCGCGATGCTTTTCTACAGGGTCAGGGGGCAGCGTCGGAAGCATCCTCTGGCCAAAATACCGAACAACTGAGTACGCCATCTGGCGAAGCTGCGAGCGGTTCGGAATAAAGCCTCCAGGGATCACGGAAGATAGTTATGACGACATGGATGTCTGGTCACAGGCGAAACTAATTGCTTACAATCAAACGCGGGAGTACGACGAAAGTGGCGGGATGGCAAGCAAATCTCCGAGGGCTAAACCTGCCCCTGCCCGTCATAAGAAGGGCAATCGATAAACGTCTTCTCGAAAGTACGAAGAAGGGTGCCCATGTTTGGTTGGACACCGTTCTAGCAATTGTTCCCACTTGGTCCGGTGCTTCAAGGGCGACCTTCGAAGCACTGGCTCAGGCGGTAGGTTACAAGGTAACCTACGGACCTATTCGATCTTTCAAAGATCGTCGAGCCCTCGGCCAAGGAGCCGGGTTTGGCGGAATCGAAAAGAATGGGTCAGCAGGATATCGATTCACGTATCGAACCGATTTACGATACTTGGTATTCAACGAGGCGAACAGAGCGACCAAAGGGGTTGCTGGTGTTTTCAAAGGATTGATCAAACCTACGCCATACAAATTCTTCGACGCGGGTGAGAAAGCTTTCAAAGCTTATGCCGCGACCGTTCGACTACCAGTCATCAAAATTAAATCAGGACGACTATAATGGCAGATGTAAACCAGTCGCTAGGGTTTGACGCAAGCGGTGCGGTCAAATCTCTCGAACAGTTGTCGTTTACGATTGACACTGTCAACCAACGTATTCGTACGATGGAGAAGACTGCCAAAGGCAATCCTTTGACGGGGATTGAGAAGGGTGCTAAGACTACTGAAGCCACTATCTCAAGGTTGGAGAAGAAGGTTCGAACCCTTCAGTCTCAACTGACCAAGACGGGTCAGGCAGGCCAGAAGGCTGGCAACGATATCACAGTCTCATGGCAGACTATGGCTCGTGTTGTACAGACGCAGGTCATCGTTCGTTCATTGAGCGAGTTGCAACGACAGTTCTTTGAGACTGGGCAAGCCGCCCGAGACTTCGAACTTCAGATCGCACGAATCACAACTATTGCTGGCGACGAAATCTCCGCAGAGACCGACCAGTTGTCGGCAAGCGTACGAGGTCTGGCAGTTGAACTTGGTCGAGACATTGGCGAAGTTTCTGGTGCCGCGTTCCAGACGTTGCAGAATGATATCGGCAACGTAGCAGAGTCTCTTGACTTCCTTCGAAGTTCATCCAAGCTGGCCACTGTCCAAGGCAGTGAGTTAGAGACGGCGATGAACGCTTTGACCAGCGTGTTCAAAGTCTACGGTGAGGAAGCCGGTAACGCTTCGGACGCGGCAGACACATTGTTCACGGCTGTCGACGTTGGTCGTTTGACAATTGACGAACTGGCCGGTCGTCTTGGTACGGTGATCTCCCCTGCCAAACAGTTGGGCTTCGAGTTCGAACAAGTAGCTGCAGCCGCCGCGTCGTTGACGCAGACTGGTTTGGACACCGCTACGGCTACTACTCAGTTGCGTAACATTATCCTGAAGTTGGTTCGACCTACTGAATCGTTGCAAGGTGCAATTGAAGGTTTGGGTTTTGCCACTTCAAAAGAGTTGGTTTCTTCTCTCGGAGGAGAATTGTTACCTACGTTGCAAGCACTTCGAACGGAGTTAGGAGGAACCGACGAAGACGTCGCCCGTGCATTCGGAACCTTCCGAGGTCAGTTGGGTGTGTTTAACTTGTTGGCCCAAGAAGGTGAATTGTTCTCAGACATCTTGGATCAGTTTGACGACAAAGCTGGCAACCTGACGAAAGCCTTTGATAAAGTCGAACAAACCAACGCTCGTGACTACGAGAAAGAGTTGGCAGCAGTCAACGATACGTTGTTGGAGTTGGGACAGTCGGCGGCACAGATCCAAACTGGGTTCGTGTCTTTGTTCAATGACCTCATCCCCGATGCACAAGCAGCACAGGCTGTCCTGGTAGGTCTTGGTGTCGCAGGCTCAGCAGCATTCTTGAAGATTGCTGGTGGGGCTGTTGCTGCACGAATTGCTGCTTCGTCGTTGCTCGGTCCTGTTGGTCTTCTATCTATCGCACTGGGAACAGTGGCTGGTATTTCGTTCGCCAACTTGCCCGATGGTTTGAAGACGTTCCAAGAAGCGACCGCCACGTTGGGAGAGAATCTGGCGAACATCAGCGACCAAGCAAAGCTTGGTTTGGACAAATCGTTATCAGACCTGAAGAGTTCTTTGTCGGGTCAAGTGGAAGAGTACGATAAGTTCTTCAAACAGATCGACTCACTGTACAAAGCGGATCAGAAGAGGTTCGAAGATCGTGCGACTCGATTGGCCAAGACTTCTGAGCGAGTTCTGAAAGACTTCGTAGAAGGTCGTGAAGATCTGCTGAAGGGTATCGATGGATTCCTGGAGAGTATTGACGACCGGATTGTTAACGGCATCGACCGAGTATCCGATTCCTTGCAAGAGTTGGAAGAGTTCCAATTCGACCAAGCACAGAAGGGTCTGACTGAAGTTCAGCAAGCCTTCAACGAA